AGTAGTATTCAGTCAGTACCAGTAATTGTTATTATTGATGGCAATGGTAGGGTTAGGAGACAATTTGTAGCTGACTTATCATTTAAGATCCAGGAAACTAATATGGAGATCCAATACGAAATAAATAGAATTAAAAGAACTAGGAGAGCATCAACAAACTAATAAATGAAAATAAGCGAACACATATCGTACAAAGAAGCTACAAGAAGTGTAACAGCAATGCGTTTAGGTATAGATAATACACCAAATGAATATCAACTCCAAAATATGGAATTGATTGCTAAGAATGTATTTGAGCCACTTAGAAAAGCTGTTGGTGGTCCAATAAAAATTAATTCATTTATGAGGGTTGAAAAATTGAATCAAGCAATTGGCGGAAGTAGCCGATCACAGCATTGCCAGGGAAGAGCAATGGATTTGGATGATACTTATGGGCATTGGACAAATGCAGAAATGTATCATTATATAAAAAATAAACTCGACTTTGACCAAATCATATGGGAGTTTGGGACCGATGAAAATCCAGATTGGGTTCATGTAAGTTATGTAGATGCTGATTCAAATAGAAAAAGATGTTTAAAAGCTATCAAGGAAAATGGCAAAACAAAATATATAGATATAACTAATGAATAAATTTCAATTCGGATTAATGGAAACTTTAAGCACAGGTCCACTACTTGGATTTGCTTATTATCCATATGATGATGAAAGTCGTTTTTCTGAATTAAATGTTTATTTAGTTTTATTTGGTTTACATTTTAGATTTTATAGTTATGAGTGATAAAAAGAAATTCAAAGAGACAACAGTAGGAAAATTATTATTTGGTGCTGCATCAATGATTAATCCAACACTAGGAAAAGTTTTAAATGGTGTTAGCTCACCACAAGAAGCATTAGCACAAATTGGTAAGGCAAAAATATCTAATGAAGATAAAATTAGATTACAACAATTAATTTATGACCAACAAAACAAAGAAATAGAATCTATTACTAGTAGATGGAAAGCTGATTCAATTAGCGATTCTTGGCTAAGTAAGAATGTGCGACCACTTGTTTTAGTTTGGTGTATAGTTGTTTTTTCATTGGCTGGTATATTAGATAGTATTGAAAGTGTGCCATTTCATATAGGTGAAACTTGGAATGATACATTTGAAAAAGTTATGATGGCAGTAGTGTTAGCATATTTTGGTGGGCGTACAACAGAAAAAGCAACAAGTATATTTAAAAAATAATGGCAAAAAATATAGTTCAAATATATAGAGCTAAACAAAAAAAGAAGCGACCAGGCATACACTCAAAGAATGCATCAAAAGGTCAAAAAGGTTACAAAAAAAAGTATCGAGGTCAAGGGAAACAAAGGTAAACGAAATTGCTTAAATTTGTAAAAAACATTTTATGGCAACATCATATACTGGTTTAAGGGTTCAAGATACTTATAATGCAATAATCAAAATTGGAGACAATTCAAACTTAACTGGAACTCCAAAACTTTTAAGTGATGGTTTAGGTAACGATTCACCTTTATATTTATCTGGAACTAGATTAGGTATTGGTATTTCACCAGCTTATCAGTTTCATACAAGTGGTAATGCTAAAATTGGAGGTAATTTAATTGTATCTGGTAACCTTACAGTAAATGGTACACTTACATATTTAAATGTACAAGATTTAGCAGTTGAAGATCCAATAATAAAATTAGCAAAAGACAATACAGCCAATACACTAGACATAGGTTTGTTTGGTAAGTATGTAGCAACTGGTACAAAATATAAAGGTTTTTTCAATGATGCTAGTGATGACAAGTTTAAGCTATTTATAGGCACTACTGTTGAGCCAACAACAACTGTTGATACATCAGCTAGTGGATATACAATTGGAACTCTTGTGGCTAATTTAGAGGGCAATGTATCTGGTAATGTAACTGGTAATGTAACTGGCAATGTAACTGGTAACTTAACTGGTAATGTAACTGGTGGTACTGTAAGTGGAACAACAGCTACTTTTAGTAGCATTGGTCAATTTGCTGGTGCTATAAGAATTACAGAAAGTGCAACAGCTCAACGTATTTTGATTGGTAATCAAGATTCTGGTGGAGTAAATAAACCAGCGATTATTATGGGTGCTAATGCTAGTTTATATTTTGGTTATGGCGATAGTTGGACAGGTGAGGGTGGTAATATGACAAATATACTTGTTATTAGTTCAGCAGATTCTAGTTCAACTTTTAGTGGTAATATTTTACCTAATGCTGATTCTACTTATAACATAGGAGCAAACAATAATAAATGGGCAGAGGGATATTTTGATCATTTATATATTGGTGAAACTGGCAATAATCCTAGAATAGATATTTATACAGAAGATGAAACTGCTGCAATTGCAGACACTTTTGCTGATACAACAACAGATAAATCATATATATATTTTAATGCTGGTACATCAAGTAATGACCCTGGATATATAATGCATGAAACATCTAATAGTGAAACAAATGAGGGTGTTTTACATTTAGTGCCATCTGATGACAATGATTCTGGTGATTATGTAAGTATTCATGGAACTAATGATGCTGATGCTTTAAGATTACACACAAATGGTTTAATAGAAACTGCAAATGGTATAGGATTACAATTAACATCAGCTAGTGGCACAATAACTCTAAATGATAATATTTCTGGTACAACTGGTACTTTTAGTGGTCAAGTAACTATTCCAGAAACTCCAACAGCAGATGCTCATGCAGCATCTAAAAAATATGTAGATGACAATTTAGTACCAGCACAATCATTAAGTAATGTTTTAGGGGTTGGTAATACCTCAGGTGCTAATGATATTATAATGGCAGATGATCAAAAAATTAGTTTTGGTGATGATTCTAATTTAAGCATCGACTATAATAGTGTTGGTGATTTTGGTAGAATTAGTAATACAAGTGGTCATTTATACATACAAAATACAGCAGACAACAGAGATATAATATTTAGAAGTGATAATGGTAGTGGTGGTGTTATAGAATATTTTAAATTAGACGGCTCTACTAATACTGTTCCTTTTGGTAGATCACCTCACATTGTAGATAACTTAAAATTATATTTTGGAAATGACACTGCTAACGATGCTAGTATAAAATGGGATTCAACAGCGAGTGAACTATTTATTGATGGTGAATCAAAATTCCTTGATAATTTAGCTGTTGTAGGTGCTATAAAAGATTCTGATGGAGATGCTGGTACAAGTGGTCAAGTTTTAAGTTCTACTGGTACTGGTACTAACTGGATTGACGTTACATCAGATGTTGCAAAAAGATTAGAGGTTACAGTAAAAAATGTAAGTGGTGGCTCACTTGCAAAAGGAGTTGTTGTCCATGCGGCACCAACAGCAACCCCACCAAGTGGCAATGTTATAGAGGTTGTTCCAGCTGATGCTAATGTAGTGGCTAGTATGCCAGCAATAGGTGTATTAAATGAAACTATTGCAAATGAGGCAGAGGGTGAAGCTGTAATGTTTGGAGCAGTAAGTGGGATAGATACATCTAGTTTTAGTATAGGAGATGAATTATATGTGTCTGAAACTGCTGGTGAATTTACAGCCACAAAACCAACTGCATTTAGTAGTCAAGTACAAAAAATAGCAGTAGTAATAAAATCTCATGCTACTAATGGATTAATAAAAGTGTTTGGAGCTGGTAGGGCAAATGATGTTCCTAATAGAGTTGACAGGGATATGAATTTTACTGATGATTCTAAATTAATTTTTGGCGATGATTCTGACTTATTTATAGTACATAACGATACAAATGGTGTTATCGAAAACGTAAAAGGTGATTTTGTCATACAAAATAAAGCTGATGATAAATCTATAATATTTAGATGTGATGATGGTAGTGGTGGTATTATTGAATATTTTAGAATTGATGGCTCTACAAATACAGTACCATTTGGAAGATCACCACACATTGTAGATAATTTAAAATTATACTTTGGTAACGACACAGCAAATGATGCTAGTATTAAGTGGGATTCTACAGCTAGTCAGTTGTTTATAGATGGATCAAGTAAATTTTTAGATGGATTAGATATTGTAGGTGATTTATCTGTAACTGGTAATTTTAAAAATGATTTAATATTTGAAAGAGCATCAACAAGAAAAATAATATTTAATTCAGATCTTAACTTTGCTAGTGATTTAGCATTTTTATATTTTAATGATAATTCAACTTTTCACAGAACTGGTACTGAAAATGTTAGATTTAGTATCGGTGCATTTAATGACTTTAGTAATTCATCAACACATTCAGATGCTTTAGATTTACAAGGTGGTGCGAGATTATATTTAAATGCTGGTAACTGGGATAGTGAATTAGATTCAGCCATTGGTGATCCATCAACTGGAGCTTATTTAGATGATTATCCAATACAGTTTGCAGTTAATAATGATGTAAAAGTTAAAATTAACGATAGTGGTCATTTATATGTTGATAGTGGTGAAATAGTAGTTACTCCATCAACTGGTTATGGTAGAATAGAGATTGGTGGTGCAAGTGGTGGTTATATAGATTTAAAAGCTCCAGCTAGTGATAATTATGATTTAAGATTTATTACTGGCCAGGGTGGTAACGAAATAACTACTGCTGATGGCGATCTTAAAATAAATACATCTAACACTCTTGCTTTAACAATAGACACCTCACAAAATGCAACTTTTGCTGGTGATTTAACTGTTTCTGGTAATAATGTTAGATCAAAAATATTTGAAAGCCATGTTGGTCATCCATATTTAGATTCTGATGGTTCAAACAACTATGTAAAGGGTGGTAATAATGGTGTAAATACATTATATGGTCAGTATAATTATTTTAGATCGCAAGGTCATATAATACCACATTCTGATTCTACTTATGACTTAGGTGGAACATCAAATTATTGGCGAAACCTTTATGCTATAAATCTTACATTACATGGTACTGCTACTGGAACAACTTATACCTTATATAATGGTACAGCAAATGGTGGTACTGGTACAACAGCAGTTCAATATTATGAGTTATATAGTAAATCTGGTGCTGGTGGTCAAGATTACTTGCATTTTGAATTAAAAAGTTTTAATAGCTCTGAATATTCAGCAGAGGTAGAAATTACTGTACCAGTTTATTCTGGTTTTTCTAGTTCTTATGGAACAATGGATGAGGGTCAAGGGATACAATGTGAAATTAAATATGGTGGATTAGCAACACAAACAAGTTCTATGATTGAGATTATAGAAACTGCTGATTTAAGCTCAACATCAAGTTTAACAAAGTTATATTTGAAAATACAACCAGCAGCAAATAATACACAAATTCAAGTAAAAAATTACTCAGATTGTACTATAAAATTTGCAGAGGGTAATTCTTGGTCAACAACAGCTCCATCTAATCAAGCAAGAGCATTTAGTTTTATTACAGCAGCTACAAGTATTAATGATTCATTATCTATTAAAAGAGGTGGAGAAGTTGACATCATTGGTGATGGACATTTGTTTATAGGTGAAAACAACACAACACCAAAAGTAGATATGATGTATTTAGATCATCCTAATGGTGCTGGACGGGACACAAGAATATTCATAGGTAAATCGAATGATTTGCCCAATGGTGCTAGTTTCCCAACATCAACTGCTGCTGGTGGTTATGGAATACAATTTCAATCTAATTCAGATGGTGCATTTTTTGGAATAGAAGATTATGGCTCTAATCAATTTCGACCAGTCATAAACTGGGGTGATAACACTAGCGATACACCAATGACATTTAGGTTTAATGGTAGTAGTATTTTTACAATAGATTATCTAGGTAACATAGCTGGTAGAAGTGGATATTTTACTGGTAACTCAGGATTACCAGCAACATCAGGTACTAATCAAACAAAATTGTTACGACTTAAAGCATCTAATAATGCTACACTTGATATGGGTTGCGACCATACAACTGCAAATGGGTGGTTACAAGTAACAGATGTAACTGATTTATCTCAAGAATATAGTTTACTACTGCAACCTAATGGTGGTTATACAGGAATTGGCTTGACTAATCCTCAGTACCCTCTTCATGTTGTTGACACAATAGGTACTAGAGTATTAAAATTAGGTCATGGAGCTGCTCATGCTAGAATTTCAACTGATGATGCAAGTAAACCATTAGATTTACAAATAAACTCACAGAATGCTTTACGAGTTGCTACAAGTAAAAATGTACAAATATACAGAGCTGGTAATTCTAATGGTGGTACTTTACTGTTAGGACCACATGGTAGTGGATCAAATAAATGGTCATTTTTAGCTGGTACTCATTACAATCAAGATACTGGTAGTGGTAATGGCTCTGGTTCGGCTGGTGTTGCTCTTATTGGTGCTTTTTCTGATAGTTCAGTTAATCGTATATATATAGGGGGTGGACCATATGAAATAAATGCAGCAACTGAAATTCAATTTTGGACACACTCATCAAACACATCAACACAAGGTGGAACTGAGAGAATGAGAATACAATCAGATGGTATCCTTAAAATTATGCAAGGTAATGCTATTCAAAATGGTGATTATATGCATATCGGAACTGGTTCAGCTAATTATTTGGGTTTAATTGGATTTAACAGAAATACTGCTACTGGTACTATTTTTAACACAAGTTATGGTGCTTTTCAAATGCATAATCATAATGGGACATTTAGATTTCAAGGTTATAATGGAGCTGGTAACAATACATTTGAACACGCATTTTATAACGATGGTAATATTTTTATTGATGGTAAAGTAGGTATAAATACTACTACAATAACTAGTTATGGTTCTGGTTATGGTAATTTAGATGTATCAGGAACTAGTGGTGGTTATTTAACATTAATAGCAACTAATAATTCAGTTAAAGTAGATATTGCAGCAGAAACAAATGCTGGATATGTAGGCACAAAAACTGGACATCCTCTTATAATTAGAACTGATGATGTAGAAAGAATGCGTATTCAATCTAATGGGGATATACAATTTACTAGCAATAGTCATACACCATATATTCAACTTGTTAATAGTGGTAGAACTGAAGGAAATCCTGGATATAGTTTTAATAATGATGAAAACACAGGAATGTTTCAACCTGCAGGTGTTGCTGATACTATTGCTTTTTCTACAGGTGGTGCAGAAAGAATGCGTATAGATTCATTAGGTAGGGTTGGTATAAATAACAATGATCCACAAGCTACATTTGAAGTTGGTGGTGCTGGAGCAACATTAAGAGTTGGACCAAGATATGCAACTAATGATAGAGATTTTGTTGATTTAATTGCTGCTGGTACAGACAGTAAAGTTTTATCAAATAATGAGAGATTTCACATTGAAAACAATTCTGGTCATATAGTTATAAATCCATCGGCTTATGGAGTAGGAATAAAAACCACAGCTCCAATGTATAATTTACAAGTTCAGAAATCTAGTCAAGCAGCACCAGCAATTATGATTGGTGGAGCTTATTATGGTGGACCAAGATTACAAACTTATGGATTAGATGCAGATGCTGGTGCATGGATGGGGTTAGGAACTGATATGAGTGGTGGAGCTTATGAACATAATGTATATTTTCCTGATCACAACAATAATGGTAGATTAAGTTTTGGTACATACAATGGCACTACTTATTCTGAAAAAATGAATATTACAAGAGCTGGTTTAATTGGAATGGGTGGTGCTCCAGAAGTAAGATTGCATGTTTATGGACAACAATATTTTCAATTTGATACAGTAAGTGGCGAGGGTACTAAATTTGAAAACAATACATCTGGTGGTGCTATACAAATAGGTTTCCAGCAAAATGACACAGATGGAATGCACCACAGAGCATATTTGCGTGTAAAAAAAGACAGCAATGGTACTTATGGTGGTCGAATGGATTTTAGAATAAGAAATCATGGTACTGCTTCAATACTAACTGCATTAACAATTAGATCAAATAAGTATGTTGGTATAAATAAAGAAAACCCTAGTTATCAGCTTCATGTTGGTGGTTCGGCTGAAATAGATGGAACATTATATTCTGACAGAGTAGCTGCTGGAATACCAATGCCATCACATATAGTTGATGCTTATTCATCAACAAGTGGTGTTTTTGCTGGTAGATTTGTATATGCTGGAACAAGTGGCTCAGATTGTGCAATGCTTTTAAGATTAGCTGGTGGATCAACAGCACCTAGTTATGTTGATTTTATTTATGGCTCTGTACAAACTGGATATATAACAACTAATGGATCATCAACTTTTTATGGATCAGCATCAGATTATAGATTAAAAGAAAATGTAGTTGAATTAAATGGTGCTTTAGATAGGTTAGATAATTTACAACCAAAAAGGTTTAATTTTACATTAACACCAGAACAAACAGTTGATGGATTTTTAGCACATGAAGTTGCTGATGTAGTACCAGAAGCTATACATGGTGTAAAAGATGCTGTAAATGAAGATGGTGAAATTATAGCACAAGGTATTGATCAAGCAAAATTAGTACCTTTATTAGTTGCAGCAGTACAAGAATTAAGAGCTGAGGTTGAATTATTAAAATCTCAAATAAATTCTTAAATTTGTAAAAAAATAAATTATGGCTAATACATATCATTGGAAAATAGTGCAACTAGATGCAAAAATTAAAGAAAACGACTTGGATAATGTAATTTATACTGTACATTATAGGTTTTATGCAGAGGATGATTCTGATCCAAAAATTGTTAGAGACATAATTGGTTGTATTGGTGTTGAATATGATCCAGACAATTTTATACCTTATGAAGATTTAACAAAAGAAGATGTTGTTGGATGGTTAGAAGCAGATTTAAATGTTGAGGGTATGAAACAAAATTTAGATCAAGAAATAAACTTAATAAAAAATCCAGTTGATGAATATTTAAAACCTGACTGGGATTAATAATTAAATAAATATATATAATGAGCAAACTAGAAGAAAAAGAGTTACAAGAACTTAAAGAAACAATTTCAAAGCCAAATCAAATTCTTATTGAAATAGGTGCAAGAGTAGTTGCATACAATTCAATTGATGATCTTGTTAATTTACACAAAGAATCAATTAAAGAGCAACAAGACAAAGTTAAAGAGATTGAAGATAAATATGGTAAAGGTTCTTTAAATATTGATACTGGCGAAATCACTCCCTTAGAAGAAGAATAAAATGGCACTTATTAATGCCACTAGCTTTCTGTTATTAAAAGATACAACAGTTGTAGGGCATTCTAAAAGCACTAGCTTTAACATTAATGTAGATTTACCAGATGCTACTACCAAAGAAAGTTTAGGGTGGCAAGAGGTTATACCAGGTGTTAAATCTGGAACAATTAATTGTGAATGTTTAACTGATTATTCTGACACTTTAAATTTTGAGCAGTTAGCCGATATGGTGCTGACTAAAGAAAAGGCAACTTTTATTTTTAAAGATAATGTAAATCCTAAATTAATTGTTAGAGGTGAGGGGTTTATTAACTCAGTAGATGAGACAGCCGAGTTTGAAACTGCTACTAGTTTCAACTTAGAAATAAACCTGACTGGTGTATTTACAATAACAGATCCTAGCGAGGGTTTGACTTGGGAAAATGTCATTGCAAAATGGGAAGATATATCAGATAACTGGGAAGATGTATAATTTTTTTATTTGTATATTTGTCATAGATTAATAATTAAAAAATATATAAATGGCTACAACAGGCGTATTTTCAGGAACAGATTTATTACTTAAATTAACAGATGGAACATCAATAACTGCATCTACTATTATTGGACACTCAACATCTTGTACTCTTACACTTTCAAATGATTTGCCTGAGGCAACTACAAAAGATAGCAATGGGTTTCAAGAAGTTATTGCTGGTGTTAAAAGTGGTGAAATTTCTTTTGAGGGATTAATTGCTTATGATGATGATGCAAATCCAGTTGATTTTGCTGACATCTTAATTGCAAGGAGAGCTGTATCATGGAGTTTTGGAACTGCTGAAACTGGCGATGCTGTGTACTCTGGATCTGGATTTTTAAGTTCAGTAGAAATGAGTGCTGAAATGGAATCTCCAGCAACTTATAGTGGTTCAATTACTGTAAATGGTGCAATTTCTAAAGCATAATTTAGGCAATTCTTAATAAAAATTAAAGGGGTATGGATTGAGGAAACTATACCCCTATAAATATATAAATATGGCAAACAAAAAAAGAGGTTACTATACCTTAAAAATAGGTGGGAAAATGCGAACTATGCATTTTTCAATGAATTTCTGGGCAAACTTTACTGAACAACTTAACGTACCACTTGATAAAATAGGTGATGTTTTTAATGGTGGTATTTCTATTAAAGGTATTATTGCACTTATATATTCTGGTTTATTAGCTAATGATCAAGAGCAAGGCAATGAAATTGACTACAACCAATATAAAGTTGGAATGTGGTTAGAAGATTTTGATGCTGAAAAATTAAATGACATTGTTACATCAATGATGGAATCAAGAATATTAGGCAATGATTTAAACATGGGTGTTACAAGAAATATTAAAAAAACTACTAAACCTACAAAAGAGGGAAAGTAAGTTCCCAGCTGACTTGGGATAGTTTATTAGATTTTTATATTGGTCAAGCTGGGATTACACCAGATGTTTTTTGGAAAAACACTTGGAAAGAAAATCATCTAATGGGCGAATCCCACATGATCAAAAGCAATGTAGCTTGGGAACAAACTAGATATTTGGCAGCTATGCTTTACAATGTAAATTGTAATAAAAAAGGTCAAATGATTACACCAGATAAATTGTTTCCTTTGCCTCAAGATGTTTATTTAGGTAGGGGAAAACCAAAGTCAAATAAAGAACAATTTTTAAAATTTAAAAACAAAGTAATGAAAAGTAAGCTACCAAAATAGGTGGCTTATTTTTTTTGTATTTTTACATAAAAATAATTCATGGCAAAGTTAAGATTAGATTTACAGCTAACTGGGTTTAAACAAGCACAAGGTAAACTAAAACAATTTGGCAATAACATTAAAAGTGTTGGTGCTAGTATGCAAAGATTTAGTTTGCCATTAGCACTTGCTGGTGGAGCTGCTATAAAGATGGGAGCTGACTTTGACAAGTCAATGACTAAAATAAAATCTTTAGTTGGTTTAACTGGCGATCAAGTTGACAAAATGGGTAAACAAGCCAGAGAGATGGCTAAAAATACTGGTATTAGTAGTCAACAAGCTGGTGATGCTTTATTCTATATAACATCGGCTGGTTTAGAGGGTGCAGAGGCAATGAGTGTTTTAGATGCATCTTTAAAAGCTAGTGCATCTGGTTTAGGTGATGTGTCGCAAGTTGCTGATTTAGCAACATCTGCAATGAATGCTTATGGATCGGACACACTTTCAGCATCGGATGCAACAGATGTGCTTACTGCTGCTGTTAGAGAGGGTAAATTGAATAGTGAAGATTTAGCATCATCAATGGGACAAGTATTGCCAGTAGCATCTAATATGGGTGTTAGCTTTAATGAGGTTGGTGCTGCAATGGCTGCAATGTCAAGAACTGGTACTAATGCTGCTCAAGGTGCAACACAATTAAATAGTATTTTATCTGGCTTATTAAAACCAACAAAACAAGCAGAGGAAGCTCTTGAAAAAATGGGGTTGTCTAGTGGTGGTTTAAAACAACAAATAAAAGATGAGGGATTGCTTAGTGTTTTAGACACTTTAAAAACAAATTTTGATAAAAATAGCGATGCTGCTGCACAAGTTTTTCCAAACATTAGAGCATTACGAGGTGTTTTAGATTTAACTGGTGCTAGTGCTGCAACAACAAGGGAAATATTTGATGAACTTAACGCATCACAAGGTGCAACAAAAAAAGCATTTGATGAGACATCACAAAGTGCTAGTTTTAAATTAAAAAAGGCACTAAATGGTGCTAAAGAATCTTTTGCTGAAATGGGATCTGTTTTGCTTACAGCATTACTACCAGCAATACAAAAAATTACTGGTGTTATATCTAATTTATTTAAATCATTTACAAATTTAGATGGATCAACACAAAACATAATATTAGGTGTTGGAGCTTTAGTTATTGCATTACCTACATTACTAAGTTTATTTGGTACTTTAGTTGGTGTTCTTGGAACTTTAATGTCTCCAATAGGTGCTATTGCTGCTGGTTTAGCTGGTATCGCATATATAATTTCTACTAACTGGGCAGAAGTTGCACCAGTTTTAGTTGGCTTATACAATAGGTTTGTTGATTTATATAACTCTGCAACATTGCTTAGAGTTATTATAGGGGGTTTAAAATCTGCATTTAAAAGTGTTTTTATTTTTGCTAAATCACAAATAGATTTATTGACTAATTCATTTTCTACTATGTGGAAACTTATTAAGGAGTTTTCTGAAAAGGGAATGGATGGTAGTTTTAAGCAAATTTTAAAAGATGGTTTTAGAGAGGGCGAAAGAATAAGTGAGGAAGCTGGAACAGAAATAGCCGATACATTTGCTAAAGATTATAAAGAAGCATTAGATAGTCAATTAAGTTATGCAACAGTTGATAGTTTAAATACAGCACTTAGTGATGGAGCTACATTTATAAAAGGTAAATTACAAAATGTTTTAAATGGTATGGGTATTTCAGCACCTGGTGGTGATGGTGGTGATACTAAAGAACCACCAAAAAAACTAGGTGGCTTAGGTGTTGATATGAGTATGGTGAAAGATCCAGCAACATTATTAGCAGAGGGTATGGCAGCTAATAAGCCAGCTTTAGATGCTGGTTTAAATGCCATAGGAGCAACACTAACAGCAAACTTACTTTTACAACAAGAAAAAATGCAAAAGTTTAAAGAGATTGGGTTACAAATGGGCGATTCAATTAAAGGCACTTTTGCTAGTATGGGACAAAGTATAGCACAAGGTTTAGGAGCTGGTGAAAGTGCTTTAGGCACTTTTGCTGGTGTTCTTATAGAAACTGCTATGACTGCCATTGGAGCATCACTTGCTACCACAATGGGTTTTGGTGCTGAATCTGCTGGTGCAACTGCTAAATCATTCGGACCACTTGCAGCATTTGTTTTACCAGCTTTACTTGCTGGTGCTGCTGTTGCTGTAAAAGGTGCTTTTGGTAAAATTAAAAAACCTAAAGAATTTGCAAAAGGTGGTATTGTTAGCACACCTACAATGGGTGTCTTTGGAGAGTATCCAGGAGCTAGAGCTAATCCTGAGGTGGTAGCTCCTTTAGATAAATTAAAAAGTATGATAGGTGATAGAGGTTCATCACAAGTACAAGTTGGTGGTTCATTTACTGTAAAAGGTCAAGATCTTGTTGTGGCATTACAAAGGGCAAATAAAAACAGAGATAGAATATTATAATGGCATATGGTGTTAAATACAGATTAGAGTTTTCTGATGATTTAGAAAATGGTAAAAAAATAGAAATTTGGAAAAACAATTATTCTGGTACTGTTTACGACTTAGTAGGTGCTGCTGAGCCATGTGTTATAACTTGGCAAGGTGATGATAATTTTTATGAGCCAATTAGAGGATCAGAATGTAAAATAAATTTATTTGAAACTGATGACACTAATTATGATAATTTTTATGAGGAAGATGAAAGGGAATATCAAGTTAAAGTTTTTTATAAGGATACAAGCAACAATTATCAATTGTTTTGGATAGGTTGGCTAGTAACAGATTCATTTAGAGAAGCAGTAACAACTAAACCTTTTCCTATTACTTTAACAGCTTTAGATGGCTTAGGTACATTAAGTGGTTTTGATATGCCTTTAAGCACAACTAGTTCATCTATTCAAACTGGTAGATATTATATAACTGAATGTTTAAATAATTTAGATTTAGAGCTTGATATTTATGTTAGTCAAGATATTTTTATTAGAAATCCTGGCTCAACAATATATAGTGTTTATGATATAATGAACATAACACCATATAATTTACAAAAAGAAAAATTAGATATAAATGATGCAAAGCATACTTTAGAGCAAATACTAAAAATAACAAATGCTAGAATATTCCAATCATATGGTAGATGGTATATAATCAATAATTCTAGTTATAGTGATCAAGCTGTTAAAGATGCTAGTTCATCAACAGCACAAGGTGGCACTATACCAACTGGCATTAGAGCATCAGAAGCATCTAGCTTAGTTACTAATGGAACTGAGTTGCCAAAGTTTGTTATATATAATTATCAAGGTACATATCAATCTACATCAAATATAGATGTATTGTATAAGCTGCCAGCTAATTTAACACCTTTAGAAAATAGTTTGACTAAAGAATATTTGCGACCATTAAAAAGATTTAATATAACACATCAAGTATCACAATATTTAAAAACTAATTTTACTGTTTTACAAAATAGTGGTTTTGAAAATGGCTTGGCAAATTGGTCAACATATACATCTACTAGTACAACATCACCAGGAGCAT